CCGAACTGTCTGACATCGCCAACGATCCGCTTCGCGGCTTTGGCACCAAGTTCGTTGCCAACCTTGGCAAGTCTGCCAGCAACCTTGTAAAGAACGTCCCGGCTGCTGGGCTGATCCTCCCCTTCATCCGCACCCCAACGAACCTCATCACTTGGGCGTTGAACCGGAACCCGGCATCGCTGGTGTGGACTGGCATTAGGAACGACTGGTACAAGGCAAGCCCGGAAATGCAGGCTGAACTCATGGGTCGCCTTACGACCGGAGTCGCCTTCTACTCGTTCGCCACCGGCTTGGCTACGATGGGCACACTGACTGGTCGTGGTCCGCGTGACCCTGCCCTACGGCAGCAGCTTCGCGAATCCGGCTGGCAACCGTACTCGATCAAGGTCGGGGACACTTACGTCTCCTATGCCCGTGCCGATCCCTTCTCTACGATCATCGGCTTCGTGGCCGACCTTGCCGATGCTGCCCACAAGGTCGAGACCGGAGAGATCGATGGACTCACCGACATCGCTGCAAGCATCGTCGGCGTCTCCACCTCCGTCATCACGGACAAGACCTTCGTCGCCGGTCTCACGGCGATGCTCAACGCAGTCACTCGCCCTGACCTCTACGGCGAGCAACTCATCAAGCAGTACGCTTCTGCGGTCGTTCCGAACTTCTTTGCTCAGAGCCTCACGCCATTCTCCGAGGAGCTTGAGCGATCCCGTTCGGCTCTCGACGCGATCATGATGCGTATCCCCGGATGGGGAGACGATACCGTTGACAAGGTTCGCAATCCCCTTGGCGAGCCTGTGCTGCGAGAGAAGGGTCCGCTCGGCAACGTCACCGACCCGATCAATCCCTTCTCGATTTCCACAGTCAAGAACGATCCGCTCAACCAAGAGTTCATCCGTCTGGGGCGAGCGGTCAGTGCGCCTCGTCGTACTCTCAACGGGGGGATCGATCTGTGGGACTTCCGCAACTCAAAGGGGCAATCCGCCTACGACCGTTACCAAGAGTTGACCTCCGAGGTCAGCATCGGCTCCAAGGATCTCCGCAGCAGTCTGCTGTCGATGATCGGCCAGAGGCGATACCAAGCGCTTCCAGATGCGGATGTGGAGGGAATGGAATCACCAAGGGCGGGGCTGCTCCGCTCGGAGATCGGACGCTACCGACGCAAGGCGTTCTCCCGTCTCCTTGAAGAGTTCCCTGATCTGGCTCGGCGGTATCAGGAAGTCAAGTCTCGCGGAGGGTAAACGATCATGGCGTTGTCATATCAGACCTACAACGGGAACGGTGCAACGGCTACGTTCTCGTTGGCGTTCACTGGCGGAGGGCCGCTCCGCAAGGATCACGTTGCAGTGACAGTCAACGGAGTCACCAAGACTCGCGGTGTTCACTACGACATCGATAATGCGTTGGCAACGCTCACCTTCGTTGCTGGTTCAATTCCAGCATCGGGTGAGAAGGTGGTCATCAAGCGGACCACGCCGTTCACCGAATCGACTCGCGTTGTTGACTTCGTGTCTGGATCCGTACTGACTGCTAAGGATCTCGACGATGCAAACGTGAGCAACCTGTACGTCACTCAGGAGAACGCAGACAAGAATGTGCTTGTCTACAATCCTGTTACTGGCAACGTAGATGGCGGCGGAGTTGTTGTCACAAACGTTGAATTTGACTTCGGCACAATTTGACCTTTGGACGCAAAAATGGATCATAACCCGGAAAATAGCGTGCTTGTCGCCATTGGCAGGCTAGAGGGAAAAATGGATTCATTGCTGTCCATGCAGCATAGATTCGAGTCAAAACTCGAAATGCACGACAACAGATTGAGAGACCTTGAGAACCACAAGGCGTACTCGCTTGGGATCGCGGCTGCGGTCGGTTCTACAATGTCCTTGATTATCTCCTACATCTGGAACAAGAGTCTCTGATGGAACGCAAGATCCTTGAGGAGCTTCACGACGTTCTGGTGAAGGAACTGCTAGAGCGGATCAAGAGTGGCACTGCAACTCCTGCCGATCTCAATGTGGCCCGCTCGATGCTCAAGGACAACCATATCGATTGCGTGGCAGTACCTGAAAGTCCGTTGGCGAAGCTGGCGTTGACCATGCCGTTCGACGATGACAAGATGGATGTCATGCGGAGCAAGGCGTTTGGGACCGGATAAGCGTCTCCTCGACTTCCGCAACTTCTTGTGGCTGGTCTGGAAGCACCTCAACCTCCCTGACCCGACTCCGATCCAGTACGACATTGCGGAGTACATCCAGACCGGACCCAAGCGTCTGGTCGTGGAGGCGTTCCGTGGAGTCGGCAAGAGTTGGATCACATCCGCTTTCGTGATCCACCAGCTTCTGCTGGACCCGACGAAGAACATCCTTGTGGTGTCGGCGTCGAAGAGCCGTGCAGATGACTTCTCGACGTTCACCTTGAGGCTTATCAACGAGATCGATCTGCTGTCTCACTTGCGTCCGCAGGAGGGTCAGCGGAACTCGAAGATCGCCTTCGATGTCGGTCCTGCTCCAGCAGCACACGCTCCCTCAGTGAAGTCCGTGGGCATCACGGGACAACTCACTGGATCGCGTGCCGACCTGATCGTGGCCGATGACGTTGAGTCAGCGAACAACTCGATGACTCAGGTCATGCGGGACAAGCTGTCGGAGACGGTCAAGGAGTTCGATGCCGTCCTGAAGCCTGACGGTCGAATCATCTATCTGGGCACGCCTCAGACCGAGCAGAGCCTGTACAACGCTCTCCCTGAGCGTGGGTACAAGATCCGGGTCTGGCCTGCCCGCTATCCGTCTGAGAAGCAGATGGAGGTCTACGGGGACCGCTTGGCTCCCGTGGTGGCCGAGGCTTGGGTTGAGGACAGGGTGGGTCATCCGACCGATCCTGCTCGGTTCGGTCTAGAGGATCTGATGGAGCGTGAGGCGTCCTACGGACGTTCAGGCTTCAACCTCCAGTTCATGTTGGACACCTCGCTGTCCGACATGGAGCGGTATCCGCTCAAACTCAGCGACCTGATCGTGATGGATGTCCACGACGATGTGGCTCCTGAGCGTCTCATCTGGGGATCCAGCAGCGACCTTGTGGTCCGCGATGTCCCCTGTGTCGGGTTCAACGGGGACAAGTACCACCGTCCTGCACGGGTGCAGGGGGACTACATCCCGTACACCGGCAGCGTCCTTGCCGTTGACCCCTCCGGTCGAGGCTCGGACGAGACGGCAATCGCGGTCGCCAAGATGTGCAACGGGGTGGTCTACATCCCCGAGGCTGGCGGCATCGCTGGTGGCTACTCGGACTCCGCCCTCAAGGCGATCGCTGAGACTGCCAAGCGGCACAAGGTGAACTACGTCATCGTCGAAAGCAACTTCGGTGACGGCATGTTCACGCAACTCCTGACTCCGGTCCTGCGGGCGATCTATCCCGTGACCGTCGAGGAGGTCCGTCACTCCAAGCAGAAGGAGAAGCGGATCATCGACACGCTTGAGCCGGTGATGAACCAGCACAGGCTGGTCGTGTCTCCTTCGGTCATCAGGGCCGACTGGGAGTCCACCAGAGACCTCCCGACAGAGAAGGCTCTGGGCTATCAGTTGTTCTACCAGATGACCCGTGTCACCAAGGACAGGGGGTCTCTGCGTCACGATGACCGTCTCGACGCCTTGTCGATGGCGGTCGGCTACTGGACCGAGGCGATGGCTCAGGATGTGGAGGCTCGGATGGAAGGGCTGAAGCAGGAGCGGTTGCTGAAGGAGATGGACAAGTTCACTGATGCGTACTTCAAGAGCCGGGGCGAAGGTCGCCCCAGCCATGAACTCACATGGATGGAAAGGTAAATGGCACGCAATCACCCACCGTTGAAGCTGCGGCGTGGCACCGAGGCGGCAATCCTCGCTGCCAACGTCTCCGACTTCGAGGTCGGTGAGCCGATCTTCGCTCAGGACACCGGCAAGCTCTTCATCAAGACCAACGCCGGGACTCTGGAAGAGATCAGCGGCACTGCCGAGGCGGCTGCAACGTGGGGACAGATCACTGGAACGCTGTCCAACCAGACCGATCTTCAGAATGCTTTGAATGCCAAGGTAAACCTTGCGGATCTCCCCGAGGACGAGAACGGCGACCTTGACATCGCTCAGGAGTCCACGTTGCTGGGCTTCTCGTCCACGCTGTCAACGGTGCAGTCCGGTCTTGCTGCCCTCCAGTACCTGTCAACCTACTTCACGGACGCGGCGTTGCCTGCGACCCCGACCACCACCGGATTCTTGAAGTACGACGCAGCAGCAAGTCCACCAGCATGGTCATTGGTCACAAGCACTGCGACTGCCCCTGATGAGATCAACGGCGGAAGCGCCAGCAGCTTCGGAGCCTGACGCATGCCTGACACCAGAATCATCATCCGCAATGACACGGCGGCCAACTGGGCTGCGGGGTCGGCCACGAACGTGTTGGCTGGGGAGTTGGCGGCAAAGATCGATTCCACGGTCATCGGGAACACGACGCTTCGCACGGTCAACGTGTTTATGGGCGCTGACAGCAACGGTGCTGCCATCGATTCGTGTCCGCTGATTGCAACAGGCGTGGTTGCAGAGACAACCGGGCTGGCGGAGCCTGAGATCGTTCAAACGCAGCCGGTAGTGTTCGAGGACATCGCATCCAAGCAGGACGGCACCACCGTGCGTTGGGATGACACCAACTCAAAGTGGGTTGCGGACGCCAAGGTGTTGAGCCTCGATGCGTATCCGACCGCAGACGGCACGGTTGTGTACGACGCGACCCTAGGCAAGTTCAAGGTTGGAGCGGTGGTCACGGCGACTGAGATCGACGGAGGCTCGTACCCGTGACGACCTGGACTTCTCGGATCCGGCTTCGCATCGATGACGAGTGGTCGATCCCGCAGCAGGGCTTTGCCTCGCTGAAGAAGGGCGAGTTGGGGATCCTGTCATCAGGACCGCTAACGGTCATCCGCGTTGGATGCCGCGACGATCAGCCGTGGAACGAAGCGGCG